TGTTTTATTTTTAGTTTTTAATTATTAAACAGTTGAAAATTATGTTCTTGTAAAAAACTTCAGCGTTGTTATGATATTCATCACTCAGCGTTTCGAAGTTAAATTTTGCGGTGTAAGAACCACCATCGCTATATGTTACTGAAAATAGGTCTAAAGCTAGTACAGCCGCTTTGGCTTGTGAGTATGTTTCTGTGTAAGATTCACCAAATGTAGCGAGTCTTATACTGACATTACACGATTCTAGCGATTCGTTTTTAGACACAAAGTTATCTACATCTATTATTTCGTATGTAGTACAAGGATAAGCTTGAGTTTGAGGTATGCGAACAGGAAACACTCTATTGTTTCCACCATTAGCGGAGACAAATGTACTTGTTGCTTGAAGCTGTGCTGCTATTTTCTGTCCTATTACTGCAAACATATCTTACTTTAAACCTAATTGTTTTATTGTTTTATCTAAAAGATTTTTTAAGTCTCTATCGGCTGTGCTTGACATTTGATTACCTTTTTTACTAATTACAGCCTTAAACGGATCAGGTTGAGCAGGTAATTTTCCTGTACTTTTACCACTTTTGGTAAATCTTTCACCGCTTGATCCTCTTATTAATAATTGTGCTAAGTTTACCGAACCTGCTTTACTCCAGTTAGCACTAGCATATTTACCTTTTATTCTAGGGCTAACAAATAAAGCAGCACCAGTTCCTTTTTTGGCAGTAATTATACCTACTGCATCTGATAGAGATGGGCCTACAATAGTTTTACCTGTTGAGGGGTTATATCTTTTACCAGATGGTGTGTTTTCACTAGATTTTTTATATTCTTGTTTTAAAGCTCTTTCTGCTATTTTTGCCGCAGGTCTAAGGGCTTTGTTTAATTTTGTTCTTGATTTTTTTCTTTCAAGTTCACCTAATTCTTTTAATGCTTTTTGAAGGCCTTTAACTCCTTTTACTTCTAGTCTAGTTTTTTTTGCCATAACTAAGCTATTGAGTCTGTAATTTTTAATTCACCGTAAAATTCAATATACTCTCGTCTTGGGTCAATTACATAACTTAAAATATCGTAAACTTCATTTGTTGAAGCATCTTGTAAAATCCAATCAGGTTTTAAATCATCTTTTACAGTTTCATTATACCTTATTTGAAAAAAAAACTTACCATAAGATTGTAATCTTTCTCCTTCCCACTTTTCATTTATATTTCTTAAAGAAGTTACATTTTTATTAGCCCAAACAGTTACTTCTGTACTATAACTAGAAGTGGTTTTTTCACCAAAACTATTTTGAGAAGTATTATTTGATTTTAAATTAATTCTACAATTAAAATCACCTGCTTTTATTTCTGATATAAATGCCATATACTATAAGTAACATTTATAAGGTTGTAACAATATTTCAGAAGCCATTGGGAATGCTCTTTTACGATCTTCTCTAAAATAGTACATATCCGCAGCAATTAATTTAATCGCTTGTTTAATAGCGTCTGGTACATCAGAAGCGGCATCACCATAACCTGTTCTAAATTGAAAATAATATATATCATTTGTAGCACCAGTTAAATCACTCTCACTAATTGCATTAGGTGGTGTTGTATTAACAGTAACTTGACAAGGGCTAACATTTTGATTAGAATACCAATTAGTGTTATTAAAAAGCGTGTAAGTTGACCCTACAGCAGCTAAATAATGTATTCCATCGTGACTGTTTTCGTTTCCTGAAAAGTTAAAACTACAATCAGGGTAATATAAACTAAATGTGCTAGGCAATGAATTAAACCATAATTTATACTTAGCGGTAATAAAGTGTCGATTACAATAGTTTTCAGCCATTAATGTTGCGGCAGATATATATGCACCTAATAAAGTATCTTCTGCGTTTGTGTCTACTCTAAGTTGAGCTTTAAGTTCGGCGGTAGTTACTACTTGGGCAGTTGTTTCTAATCCAACAAACTCAAGATTACCGTACCTAGATTGACTAGGGTTAAGGTATTCGTAAGTGTTAGAATTAAATATGTTATCTCTGTACGACATTTATCGGCTTATAAAGAAAAGGGAAAGGGTATTACCCCTCTCACCTTTCAAATTAATCTAATTATTATGCTCCTGCTACACATTTAACAGCAGCTTCTTTACCACTAGATTGTGCAATCAAACCATCAAGAAGTGTTGTCAAAACAAGTCTAGTACCACCTTGTAATACTTGAGAATAAGGATCGACTAACATATCAAGACCACCAAACATAGCCATATGTACTTTTTCCATATCTAACATCAAAGCTCTTGCTCTAGTGTCATTAGCACCATTACCTACATTAGAAGATAATAAGTAAGGAATGTTTAGTACTTTTTTGTCTACCAAGTTGATGTTACCTGCGTTTATACCTGAACCTGCTTGACCACTAATTTGAGCCATTAAGTCAGCATAAGCATCTCCATTCATCAATAGTTTGATTGAAGGCTTGTTAACATCATTATCTTGTGATAACATTAAATTAAACATCTCTTGAATACGAGCAAGTGCAAGTGAAGATGTCCAAGTAGCTGTAGCGGCAACACCATCTAAAAAGATAGAAGTTGGTCCAGTTACATCAGCAACATTTAATAGGTTTTTCTCAAATTGAGACATAATTGCAGTTGCAAAGTTTCTTCTGAAAGCAGCTTCTACAGAAGAGTTCTGAGTTAAAGCAGCGTTAGAAACATTAGTAGCGGCTACAATAGTGCTTGGGTCTAGTTGACCACCTCCAACAGTACCTGCGGGAGTTGCAGCAGCATTATCAGCAGCGTTTTCAGCAATAAAAGCTGAAGTTACACCTGCTATAATTGGAATTTTTTGAGAAGCACTTACTCCTGTGTACATATTAGCTCCACCTGGAATTAATACAGAAGCAGCAAACATATCGTCAACAAAAGAACGAGTATCAACTGGCTGAGAGTTAGCAGTCAAGGCTGTGTTAGCAGCACGAGATTCTAAAGCAGCAAAAGGAATTGCCACACCTTTGAAGTTTTGAGATGGGTTTTCCATTCTAGCTTCTTGATCCATTTCTTTAACCAAACCTTCTACACGACCAGACTTAGCAGCGTTAAAAGCATCAGTAAAAGAAAAGTTTCTTAGTTCTTTAGAATCAGATACATCTTGAGTTCCAAAAGAAACAGGAGTAGAAGCTACTTCAGCATTCAACTTTTCTTGTCTCTCTATAACTTCAACATCTTTAGCCATCTTGTCGATGTCAGTCATTAGTCCGTCATAAGACACTTGCTCGTCAGCACTAAAGTCACGAGACTCATTTTTTGCCAAGTTTAACAAGTCATTAGCTTTTTCAATAGCTGTTGCTCGTTCTTGACGAATTTCAATCGAATTTTTCATATTCGTTTTTTTAATTTTAATTCGTTACTTAATAAATTTAACTTTGAATCGTCAAACGATTCCTCAATCTCTTGTTTTACCTCGATAACTTCTTCGGTATCTTCTTTTTCAAAGACCTCCTTAGAACGAAGTGCAACATCGGTATTTGCGTAAGCCCCTACCCCTACTATAGAAACATCAACTAAACGACCAATTTTATTAATTTGTCTCCGAGTCGTATCCCCATCTTTACTCCAATCATCTTCTTCTACAGTAAATGCAAATGAAGATTCATAAAGCAAACCTCTTTTCATAAGTTCTGCTACATCTTTACCTGTGGTTGTATTAGGTAAAGTAGCATCGTATTTTAATCCTCTTTCATCAACTGATAACTTTAATGTACCACCGATATTTCTATCTAGCAATAAATTAGCATCGTGATTAAAAGTTAAGATTACATTATCTTCTAATCTACCATCAAAAGCACGAGTAGATATTGTTTCTCTAAAGCCTAAGTCTCTACTATCTGTATCGAACAAGGCAGCGTAACCTGTTACTTTAGTTTCTTTTGAATCTTCATCCATCCGAACCTCTAGGCTACCATTATATATTCTAGTTTCTTTATTTTCCATAATTATATCTCGTCTGGTGTATTATCACTAATAAACTTACTAGCCTCTGTGTTTGTCATTAAAGCATTATCAGGGTAAGACTTACCTTTACCTAATTTAAGTAAAGCACTTGTTTCTCCTTGCTTCCAACTTACTTCTAATTCTACTATGTAATATTTAGAACTATCTATTGTAACCACAGGAACACTCCCAAACTTCTGCAAGTTGTATGCACCTAGTTCTTTAAAGGTAGGGTGTAAGACTTCGTCTAAGACACCTTCTTCATCATACGATGGTATTCCATAGGTTGCAACTAATTCAGTAGGAATCTTTGCGTTGTAGGTTGTTGTGTTAAGACACATATATACATTTCCTCTCATAGTAATTAATTTGTGTGTGCAGATAATCCTGCTTTATAATTTTGTTCTACTTCTGTAGCTAATATTGCTCTGTTATAAACCCTAACATCATCTATTAAATTATGATAAAATCTAAATGTTTGTGCATCTTTTCCTACACTTTTTACTAAAGCATTTGTTACTGTGTCACTATTAGATGCCGTAGCTTCAGGTGTTTTATTTCCATTTATATACAACTTTAAAGAACCACTTTCTCTAGTACCAACAATGTGAACCCAATCACCATTTGAAAATGTAGATGTAGATAAACAGCTTGTGTTATTTACTAAAAATCTTATTTTATTAGGGTTTGAAGTAACTAAACCAAAATTGCTTGTTGCAGTTACTAAACCACCATTTGAATATATAGTATTGTATGAACTTCCACTATTCACAAAATCCCACTTTGCCCAAGCCTCTACACTAAAATCACCTGTACCAAAATCTAAACTATTGTCATCAGCTACTTCACCATAACCTGTACCTGTCAAGTTAAGTGAGTTTAATCTAGCTCGAAGCGTATTACCTAGAACATCTGTGGTAGGGTTTACAGGATAAGGAGGAAGTATTGCGTTTGTTACTGCCGTTCCGTTTGTTTTTCTGTAATTACCTGCTGATGTACCAACTACTTCTTGAGCTCCCCACACAAGAAATTCAGATAAACTACCTGTACCTCTAAAATCTGTTAGATAAAAATTACTAGCTCCTGAACCTATCCAACCTGTAACTTCAAATCGTTGCCAAGTTTCTGTAAGATTAAAAACATCTCCGTTTCCGTTAAATGTCATTAGGTTAGCAGTTCCTGTACCACTAACAGTTCTTGCATATACACTTCTTGTTCGCCCTGTTGCATCAACTGATGTAGATAATACTGTTGTTGAAGTTCCACTTATTTTATAAGCACTAGCATCCCCTAAAGGTGATATAAATCCACTTACCAAAGTATTTGAAGCACTACTAGTCCACTCACTAAAATCTTCACTATAAGTCATCAAATTACTCCCCTTACTCCAATCCATCATACCTAGTTGTGGGATAGTAGATTGTGCAGGAAGCCAAGTTGCTCCGTTTGTGATTGCTCCGTTGTCGGCAGGTGTTACTTGTTTTACTGAAGCACCTGATATTAAACCTGTAGTTCCTGAACTACCCAAAAGAAAAGCTATAAATCTAGTTGTAGTTCCTGTTGCAATAAAATTAAAACTACCTGAAGTTGTACCCTGAACATTTCCTAAAGAACCCCCTGCCGATGTAGTAGTTGAAGCCATTACATTCCAAGTTCCACTTGTTATTTCAAAACTTACCTTATAACTTGCACCCACCACAGTAGTAAAACTTTGAATAGCTTTACCATTAAATGCTGTATTAGTAAATACTGTTGGATTGTATGTTAAATTTATATTTATAAGAGACCAATCTGAATTAGTTTCAAAATCTCCATTAACAATTATTTCTTCACTCAACAAACTAGAACTATCATATGCAAGACCTCCATTGCCCTCAGTCATTGCCCAATAACCTACTAGATTTACTGTAGGTACACTCGATACAACCTCATTAGGTTCAGCGTAATCGTTAGCTACATCTGTATCACTCCAAGCAGCATCCCATATTTGAAAGTCTGAAAGTTGTCCTTTAAAAAACAATGAATCACCATTATACCTTGAGCCTATTTTAACATCAGTTGCACTAGCTATATTAATTGCAGTTATAGTTTTGTTAACCCCTAATTGCACTCCATTAACAAAACATTTTGCAGTAGTTTCATTTATAACAATTACAACTCTATTCCATACATTTTGAGTTAATACCCCAAAAATAAACCATCCTCCTGAGTATAATGATATTTGCCCACTATTAAATGCTATTACTAATCTATTAGGGTTTGCATCTAATATATAAGTGTTTACATTTGTATCAGGATTAACCCAAAACGCAAAAGTAGCATTTGTGCCACTCATCGTAAAGCCATCAATATCTAAATAATCATTCGTACCATCAAAGTCAAGGCAATTACCTGTGAGCAATTTAGCATCGTTGTTGTTGGTAGTTTCGTCTAAGGAGAATTGACCTACTTCTTTTACTGAGATTGAATTCACATAAAATTCTGATACTTGAGAAATTGACCTTAACCAAATAACATTTGTTCCAGTTTGAATAGCAGTAATAGTTGCAGTTAATGTTTGCCAAGAACCTGTTGTTGTTGTTGAAACAAAATCACCACTTACAAAACTATCTGAAGAATCAACTCTAAAACTACCGTTAACAAGATAAACTTCAACAGATACTTCGTATTGTTTGCCATTTACATAATCAAATGATTGTTCTATTCTTGATAAACCTATATTTCCTATGTTAATATTAGCAACATTTGTTTTGCCTTGATGAGTACCAACTGAAATTGTTGAAACACCATCTTCACTCCAATTTGTAGTACCATCAGCAAAATCTCCATTAACTACTAATTCCTCCCCTAGTTGTTGGCTAGAACTAAATGGTAGCCACATATTTAGACCAGACATTACAGTACCTAGAAAACTTCGGATTGCTCCGATTGTATTTTGTATGGCTATTATCATATTAGCTTAAAGCTACAACATCTTGTGCGGTTGTACTAGCAGTATAAATTTTATCTACTTTAACTGGTAAAATGCTTCCTCCAGGTAAGTTTTTAAAGATAATGTTATCTCCACCACCTGAACACTTAACTTTTACATTACCTCCAACTCCTATAAATAAAAGAGTAGGTGTAGTAAATGTTACATCTGATGATACTGATCCGCCACTATCTACTGATGCCGCTTCAGTTGCTTGTAATTTAATTTGATTTAAACTCATAATAATTATATTTCTCTTTTGGTTTCTTCGCCTAACTTATCTAAAGGCATCATATTACTTTGCATATAAACTTTTTCACTTTCACCACCCATAGAGTTCATATCCTCAAAGGTTCTAACCTCATCAGGTGACATTACACCGATGTTTACTAAAGTTCGGTAGTAATCTGCTCTAGATTTAGAATCACCTCTTAAAAGGGCTGTTAAATTGAATTTAAAGTATTGTGTACCTTTCTTATTGAACGGTATTAATTTTTGATTTAAAGCACTTTCAATTCTTTTTATCCAAGGTGTGATAGTGTGAACTGCAAAATCTATTTGTTGTGCTTCTATATTTGAGTAAGTTGCATTTGATAAGTCATTAACTAAATGATTTGGAACTCTAAATGTTCTACAAATGTCACTTACTTGGTATTGTCTAGTTTCTAAGAACTGTGCCTGATTGTTTGGAATCTGTCGAGGTGCGAAATCCATTCCTTCTTCTAAAATGGCTGTTTTACCTGCATTTATAGTTCCACTATAAGTTTGATTCCAACTTGCTCTAAGTCTCTTAGCTGTTTCTGGTTTAAGTGTACCAGGGTGCTTTAGAATTCCTCCGATTGATGCACCATTCTTAAAGAAAGAACCTGCAAATTGCTCTATAGATAAAGATACTCCTAAAGAATTTGCCGCTGATTGTATAGGTGATTTACCCATAATACCATCGCAAGACAAACCTTTGATGTGAAGCATATTTTCAGATGTTACTCTACCTGTAATTGGGTAAGGTATAGTCTCGTTTTGATCTATTTCATAATAAACTTCTCTACCATCTGGCGATACATAGACGCTTACATCTTCGCATTGAATAGGGATAATCTGGGTAGGTAAGCCTCCATTATTTCTTTCTATATAGGCAAAGAAATTACCATCAAGACAAAGGTCTACTAAGGCTCTTTCAAAGAAACTAAAGGAGTTGTAAAGTGTGGAAGGTTGCTCACCTACTAGCGAGTGTAGTGGGTTGTCAAAAAGAATAAATCTTTTATTGCTAGAGTCTTTTTCGTATAACGAGATAGGTAGAGAAGCAATGGTTTCAGATATTACTCTTACACAACTCCAAACTGTTGAGAGTTGTAAAGCTCTATTTTTATCTACTGGTTGCCCTGAAGCATTACCCACTAAAGTTGGATTATAAAGTCCAGAGCCATAATAACGCTGCTCTTGTGGTGTTGCTTGTGGTTTTCTTTTAAAAAAATCTAAAATTCCTGCCAAATCCCTATAAGTTTAATGTACTTTACCCATATACATATATATAAAATCACTTTATGTGAACCTTTATTTGTACTTTTTTTTCAAATATTTTTTAATTTTGTCTAAACTCTTGTACACCTGTCGAGTAGAAACACCTCTAATATCGGCAATTTCCCTCACTTTTAGCTTATAAACAAACCTTAAATTAACTAAATCTCTTTCTCTTTTAGTTAAAAGGTGGTGTATGTCTACCCAAATCTTGTCTGCTAAAGGATTATACTCCTCATCTATGATAGGTAAGTTTAATATTCTTTGTCTGTACTTTTTATGAAATGGTGAACTAGATGATAAAACTTGATTGGTAATTATTCTAGCAACATAAAATTTAAAATCACCTTGCTCATAAATTGTCATTATAGATTCGTTCTCTTGAGTCAATAGTATTATACAAATTTCTTGAACTAAGTCATCTAAAAAGTGAAGGTCGTTATTGGTGCGTAAGACATTGATTGCTATCTCACGAATGACACCGTACTGGTCATTTACAATTTGTTCTTTACAAGAAAAATATTTCTTTGTCATCATAGGCTGATCCGCCTGTATTTTTGTTTTGCATTGCCTCTGATAAGGCCATTATTGTTGCTACAATACCATCAATCTTTTCATTACTACGGCTCTTATCTGGTTTACAGTTATAAGCTGCATCGTGTAATAAGACTACATTAGACATCATCCATCTTAGTACAGGATCACCACCGTGTCGTAATTTTCCACTCAAGACTAAACCTTCAAATTCTTTAGTAGCAGGTGACATAGTTTTATAACCTTGACCTACAGGAATACAAGGGCATCCATCTTCAGTCAGGTCGATTATTAGCTGAGATGAGTTCCAACGATCGTATGCTACTATACGCAAATCGTATAACTCTCCTACTTCTATAATCTTTTGCTTTATATAATTATAATCACAAACATCTCCTGGTGTATAGTAAACATAACCCTCTCTTTCCCACTTGTCATAATTTACTTTATCTCTAATTGACCTTTTCTTTGCGTTTTCTTCAGGAATAAAGTTAAAATTAATTAAATCGTAACCTTCTTCTTCGTCAGGAAACAATAAAGCTAGGCAAGTAATGTCTCTTGTACTAGCTAAATCTAAACCTGCATAACAAACTTTTCCTTTTAAGGAATTTAAATCTACCTCATCTGAACAACCCATCCATTGAATATCAGATATAAATTTTGAACTGTTTGTAACCCATTGATTTATGTGTAGTCTACGGAAAGTATTTTCGTATGAAGGCTCATTTTTTGCTTTTATAGCTTGTTGTTTCATATACTCTTCCTTGATGATAGAACCATATCCAGGATTAGCTTTTTTCCAAACTTCTTCTGTGTAAATATCATCATCTTCAGCAGCCTCATAAACAACTCCTAGAAACGAATCATCTTCAATAGAACCTTCAATAAGTTTTTTGCTGTAGTCGTAAAGTTCTCGTGAGATATGATCTTTCTGATTACCTGCTCCTGCCGTGGTAATACCAAGCATAAGAGGTTCTTTCCTAGCACCCATAGATGTAAGTAAAACATCATATAAATCTCTATTTTTATGTGAGTGAATCTCATCTAGCAAACAGCACGATAAATTTAATCCGTGTTTTGTATCGGCATCTGCTGAAATAACTTTGTAGTATGACCCCACCTTATCGTAAGTGATAGAATCTCTAAATGTACCTGCTCGTTTTATTAAGTTTGGCTCTTGCAACACCATCTGTTTAGCTATACTAAAACTAAGTCTTGCTTGTTCTTTATCTGCGGCCGCTGAAACGATTTCTGCACCCTTCTCTCCATCAGAAAAAAGCATATAAAGTGCGATGCCTACCATCATCGTTGTCTTACCATTCTTTCTAGGAATGAAAATAAAACATTGTCTAAATTTTCTTAGTTTAGTTTTTTTAGATTTCCAACCAAATATACCTTGTATGATTTCTGTTTGCCAAGGTTCTAATATAAATTTTTGACCTGCTAATTCTCCCTTAGTGTGTTGACAAAAAGTTTGTATAAAGTCGGTGGCTCGTTTAGCAGATACCTCATCAAAGTAATATTTATCTTTGTCAATTCTGTGTAGGTTATTCGCCACCGTGGAAGAAGTTTTCTATTTTAACATCAGGTGTTCCTGCGACTTGCTCCATAGCATTTACCTTTGCTCTACTCGATGGTGTTAACCCAAATTCTTTTAGCAACTGAAAGACCCTAACAAATGCTTGATTAGCTATTTGAACTTCTGGTCGTATAGTTGGTTTTGAGTTTCCTTCTCTTGACATAACCTCAACAGTTGCACCCAAAGAATTTACAATCTCTTTAGCACTTTTGTATTCGCTGTAAGCATCACAAAGAAGTGTTAAAGCTAATTCATCTGCTTGGGTAAGCACAGACATATCGTGTAGCAAAGTGCTTAACTCAACAAATGCTTTTTGCCCATCTTCAGAAAGCCAAGTAGGAGTTGGTAAAATTACACTAGGTAACTTAGGCTCGTTAGCGTTTGTTCTATCCTTTCGCAAAGTTCCTCGTTGCCTTTTTATTTCTGTTGGTAAGAGTTTAGCCATACACAAATATATATAAATTATTAATAATACTATATATAGTCTTTATCTTTGTCCTTGTCCTTGTCCTTAGCCCTATCCTTGACCCCAACGATGGGGTATGGTTGACCCCTAAAGTTTAATTGATTGGTTTTTAAATAGTTAAGCTAAAAAGAGTGTTTTTTTTGGTTTAAAATTGATCTTTTGACCCCCCCAGATGGTTACCCCCTAGACTGGTTTCGCATTGACACGACACACAGATCTT